ATGGAAAAGCGCCTCCGGTGACACCCATCGTCGACTATCCCTTCGGCTTCCACCTGGCGGCGGATGGAGTGACGAAGGTCCGCAACGCGTACGTCGGCGACACCGGCATCTAAGCGGTGATCGATGCTTGCTCTGATGCAACCATCGGCGTCTGGCTCATCGGTTTTCTCGTCGGTTTTCTGGCCTGCATTCAGCTCACGTTCTGGCTGGCTAAGCGCAAGACCTCCGCGCGTGGATGACCTCACGGGACGCCTTCGCAACTGGGGCCGGTGGCTACGCAGCCGCCCGCCGCAGGGCAAAGCGATGTCAGCCGAGGGCAACTTCCGGGTCACCGGTTGGGGCCCGGATGGTGAGGATCTGCGGCCTCGGCTGCCGTCACCGGTGCCGAACGACGCCATCGACGTCGAGCTCGCGGTGCGCCTGCTGCCGCTCAACCATCATCTCCTGCTCAAGCTGCGCTACCACGGCAACGGCCGCGGCGGACCGATGCACGACGACGCCGATCTTTTCGCTTGCTGGCGCAGGGCTACTGGCGAACGGCTGAACCTGCGCTTGCTGGAGGAAATGGAAGCGTCGGCCATCGTCAATCTCCGCGCCGCGCTCGAGCTCCCTCAGGTCATCCGCAAGGAGCGTTCGCTCCGCCTGGTCAAGAGACTGCTTCGGAAGGCGATTGACGAGCCGGATCCGTTTGTGCCACAATCGGCGGCAGATAGTACCGTTCCGTCCGGTTGACGCGCTCAGTGGACCCGCCAAGGGTCCATTCGCGTTTGTGCCGACGAAAGCCTCGGCTGCCCATGCAGCGAGGCTTTTTGCATTCTCCGGCTGCAGATCTGCAGCCTTCGGCTGCAACTTCGAACCCGGGGCACCCATTGCCGGGGTTTCCGGAAAAAGCCGAAACAATGCCCAATGTTCCACGTGGCACGGCCACATGCGGCACGCCGCGCATCAGCGGTCGCAAAGGCATGCGCCTGCGCTCGATGTTCCTGCGCGCGCATCCGCTGTGCGTGCACTGCGCTGAGCGTGGTCGCGTGCGCGCGGCGACCGAGGTTGACCACATCGTTGCTCTCACTTTCGGTGGTCCCGACTCATGGGACAACCGACAGTCGCTGTGTGCCGAGTGCCACCGCATCAAGACCAACCGCGATCTCGGCTACCGCAAGCGCATGCGCTGCGACGTGAACGGGTACCCGGTTGACGACGATCATCCGTGGTCGACGATCAAGCAGGCGTCCACCATGCCGTCGTCCGACAGGGGCGGGTGATCGCGAACCTGGGCGCCCCATGCCCTATGTTTTCAGACACGGCCGAAACAATGCCGATGTTCCTGCGCCTGGCGGCATGCGGGTGGGCACACGTGCGATTTGCATCCTGCTCGTGCGCATCCTTCACTGCGTGCTGACCTTGACTTGTAAGTCAACAGCGACCACAGCAAACCACGGTCGCTCACGCTCCGACGCGCGCATTCATCCGCTCGACAGCGATCACCCAAGAACACAGCACGGGCACGGCACGGCGCGCGCCAAGACGGGGAGGGCGGTCGCAATCTCTGGGACCTTTTGTCCGGACGCCGGCCACGGGACAACGTTTGCACAACCGCGTAATTCAAGGTTTTTTGTGGCACCCGGGATTGGAGGGCTTTCATGACTCGCGGACGTCGCCCAACCCCGTCGCACCTGAAGCTCGTCAAGGGCAATCCTGGCAAGCGGGCGGTCAATAAGCGCGAGCCGAAGCCGAAACGGGAGATTCCCAGTCCGCCGGCCTGCCTCGGACCGGTCGCCCTGGTCGCCTGGGGCAAGTTTGCCGGCATCGTCGACCGCATGGGCGTGTTGACCGAGGCCGACAGCGCCGCGCTCGAACGCCTCTGTCAGACCTACGCCGAGGTCGAGCGCTATCGCGAGCTCGTGCTCGACGACGGTCCGACCTACCAGTCGACCACCAAAGACGGCAACGTCCTGATCAAGGCGAATCCGGCGGTGGCCATGCTCGCCGACGCCGATCGCCGGTTCAAATCCTACCTGGTCGAGTTCGGCCTGACGCCAGCCGCACGCGGGAAAGTGAAAGTGCCGGATGGCGAAGAGCAAGACGACCACGCCGCGAAATACTTCTGACCAGGCCACCCAGTACGCGAAGCGCGTCACCGCCGGCAAGGTCATGGCGGGGCCGCACGTCCGCGCCGCATGTGCGCGGCACCTGCTGGACCTGGAAAAGGGCCCGAAACGCGGCCTGAAGTGGGACAAAGCGGCCGCTGCGCGGGCAATAGGCTTCTTCGCGGACGTCCTGCGCTTGAACGGTGGCGAGTACGAGGGCGTCCCCTTCGTGCTGGAACCGTGGCAGGCGTTCATCGTCGGCAGCCTCTACGGCTGGAAGGCGCCTGACGGCTACCGCCGCTTCCGCGTCGCCTACATCGAAGCCGGCAAGGGCTCCGGGAAGTCGCCGCTCGCTGCCGGCATCGGGCACTACGGCCTGGTCGCCGACAATGAGCCGCGTGCCGAGATTTACGCCGCGGCGACGAAGAAAGACCAGGCCATGGTCCTCTTCCGCGATGCCGTCGCGATGGTCGACCAGTCGCCGCCGCTGTCGCGCAAGCTCACGAAGTCCGGTACCGGGCAAACCGTCTGGAATCTCGCGTACCTCGCGACCGGATCCTTCTTTCGCCCGATCTCCTCGGATGACGGACAGTCCGGACCGCGGCCGCACGTCGCGCTGATCGACGAGATCCATGAGCACAAGACCGCGCACGTCGTCGACATGATGCGGGCCGGGACCAAAGGTCGCCGGCAAGCATTGATCTTCATGATCACGAACTCCGGTTTCGACCGGACGAGCGTCTGCTTTCACCATCACGACTACGGCGCCAAGGTCTCCGCCGGCGAGCTCCAGGACGATTCTTTCTTCGCCTACATCTGCGGCCTGGATGACGACGACGACCCGTTCGCCTCCGAAGACTGCTGGCCGAAGGCGAACCCGTCGCTGGGAGTCACCTTCCAGCCGAAGTACCTGCGCGAGCTCGTCACCGGCGCGTACGGCATGCCGTCGAAGGAAAGCGTCGTCCGCCGGCTCAACTTCTGCCAGTGGGTCGATGCGTCGAACCCGTGGATCGACGGCGACCTGTGGCGGTCCTGTCTCGCCGATTTCGATGACGAGGTGGTGAAGGGTCTGCCGCTGTTTCTCGGCCTCGACCTTTCTGGCAAGCGCGATCTGACGGCCCTGGCGCAGGTCTGGAAGGCGCCAGACAGGCTCTATGCACGCGTGACCTTCTGGACACCCGCCGACACGTTGGAAGAGCGCGCACGGGTCGATATGGTGCCCTACGGTGCTTGGGTAACGAGCGAGGACCTGCTGGCCGTGCCCGGGCGGTCGATCAACTTCGCCTACGTCGCGCAGCACGTCGCGGCAATGCAAACCGAATCCGGCATCGACGTGCTGGCCTTCGACCAGTGGCGCATCGAGGACTTCCTGCGCGAGCTCGATGCCGTCGGCGTGCAGTCGTACATCTACGACGCCAAGGAAAAGAACCAACAGGGGCTCTGCCTGCATCGACACGGGCAGGGATGGGCCGGCGGCGCAAGCGAAAACTCGCTCTGGATGCCGCGATCGATCGGACTACTTGAGGACGCGGTAATGAATCGAACGATCAGCGTGCAACCGAATCCGGCCTTGAACTGGGCCGCGGCGTCGGCGGTCCTGGCCGAAGACCCGGCCGGCAACAAGAAGTGGGAAAAGCGGAAAAGCACCGGGCGCATTGACGGGATCGTGGCGCTGTCGATGGCGGTCGGGGCGGCAATGGCCGGCGAGACCGACGGCCCTTCCGTGTACGAAGAACGCGGCGTACTGACCCTGTAATGGCGTTCTGGAAGGACGTCACCTCCTGGATCTCGCGCAAGAACAACGCGCCGGACTGGGGAACGCTCGAGCGCTACCTGGCCTGGGCCTTCGGCGGCGGTGCAGCGGCGTCGGGGATCATCGTCAACCCGCAGACGGCGATGCAGTCGGCGGCGGTGTACACGGCGATCAAGATTCTCTCCGAATCGGTGGGAATGCTGCCCTGCAACATCTACCGGGAGCCATCGGTCGGCGAGTACATCGCAGCGAAAGATCATCCGCTGTGGTCGCTCCTGCACGACCAGCCGAACGAGTACCAGAGCTCGGTCGAATTCTTCGAGATGCTGGTCATGCATCTTAACCTGCGCGGCAACGCCTATTGCTTCATCAACCGCGCGCGCTCGGGGCGCATCGTCGAGCTCCTGCCCCTGCATCCGGACATGGTCGTGACCGAAATGCTGGTCGGGTTCCAGCTCCGGTACCAGATCAGCACCGGTGACGGGGCTTTCCGCTACGCCGCACCAGGAGAAATCCTGCACATCCGCGGGCTGACCCTCAACGGCTGGCTCGGAATCGCGCCGATTGCCTACGCTCGCGAGTCGATCGGCCTTGCGCTGGCGACCGAAAAGTACGGCGGTCTGCTCTTCAGGAACGGCGCCAAGATGGGCGGCGTGCTCGAGCACCCGGGAAAAGTCGGCGACGACGCCTACAAGCGCCTCAAATCGTCGTTCGATGAAGCCACTTCGGGCGAGAACGCGCACAAGACGGCGCTGCTCGAGGAAGGAATGAAGTGGTCGAAGGTCTCGATGACCGCCGACGACAGCCAGTTCCTCGAAACACGGAAATACCAGCGCAGCGAGATCTTCGGGATCTTTCGCGTGCCGCCGCATATGGGCGGCGACCTGGAAAAGGCGACGTTCTCGAATATCGAGCAGCAAGCGCTCGAATTCGTGACTTTTTCGCTGATGCCGTGGTTGAACCGCATCGAGAAGGCGATCAAACGCGACCTGATGACGCCGGCCGAGCGCAACACGCTGCACACGCGCTTCAACATCGCATCGCTGATCCGCGGCGACACCGCGGCGCGCACGAAGTACTACGGCAGCGGCATTTTGGACGGTTGGCTCACGCGCAACGAGGCGCGGGTCATGGAATCCGAATACGGAGTGCCGCTCAACCCGATCGAAGGCCTCGACGAGCCGCTGGTGCCACTCAACATGGTCGAAGCCGACGACATGCCGGATCCGGATGACGAGGATCCTGAGACAGAACCAGCGGTCAACGACGTAGCTAAGGCAAAAAATGGACTTATTCGACGCGCGGCTTGAGGTCAAATCGCTGTCCCAGACCGGCATTTTCACCGGCCTCGGCTCCGTCTACGGCAACATCGACCAAGGGTGCGACGTGGTCGCGCCTGGCGCTCTCTCCGAGAGCCTCACGGAGTGGGGCGCCAAGCAGCGAATGCCGGCGATGCTGTGGCAGCACAACTCACGCGAGCCGATCGGCACCTACACCAAGATGGTCGATGGCGATGGCGGCCTCTTCGTCGAGGGTCAGCTCGCGTTGAAGACCCAGCGTGGCGCCGAGGCGTACGAGCTCCTGCAGATGAAGGCGATTTCCGGCCTCTCCATCGGGTTCGAGACGCGCGACGACAGCTACGACCAGAAAACCGGCGTGCGCACGATCAAGAAAGCAGACTTGTGGGAGGTGTCCCTGGTGACCTTCCCGATGAACGACTCGGCGCGCGTCGCGTCGGTCAAGTCGATCGCAGAGATCGAAGAAATCAACGATTTCAAGGGTGCCGAGCGCTTCCTGAGGGATTCTTGCAAGCTCACGCGCACTGAAGCAACCGCGTTTTTCACGCGGGTGAAGGGTCTGGCTCAGAGGGATTCTGATGCGAGCGATGCCACAAAGCACGTAATCGAAGGACTGAGACGTCGATCCCGACTTCTCACACTGTAACCAGGCCGGCGCGAGCCGGTTTTTTTACGCCCAAAGGAATCCCAATGTCGGATCTTTCCGAAATCAGCAAGGCAATCGACGCGTCCAACACCGCGTTCGAATCATTCAAGACCATCAACGACGCACGGCTCGCGAAGATCGAAGCCGGCAAGGGCAATGACGGTGACCTCAGGGCGAAGATGGAGCTCGCCTTTGCCGACATGGCGGCCACGAAGAAGACCATCGAGGACATCGAAGCCAAGATGAAGCGGCCGCAGATCGGCGGCGACGGCAAGCCGGTCAACGAGGCCGACGAAGCGCACAAGGCGGCCTTCGCGAACTACGTCCGCAAGGGCGTGGAGTTCGACAAGCAGATCGAAGTCAAATCGACGTCGATCGGCTCCGGTGCGGACGGCGGCTACGGCGTGCCGAAGGTCATTGACGCGTCGATCGCGCAGCTCGCGGTCAACATCTCACCGATCCGGAAAATCGCGTCGGTCGTGCAGATCTCGACGCCGGATTATCACAAGCTGGTCGACACCCGCGGCACGTCTTCGGGCTGGGTCGGCGAAACGGCGGCGCGCACGTCGACGAATACGCCGCAGCTCGCGGACATCTCGCCGCCTATGGGCGAAATCTATGCCAACCCGCAGGCCACACAGCAATCGCTCGATGACGTGTTCTTCAACGTTGACACGTGGCTCGCCGACGGCATCGCCACGGAATTCGCGCGCGCCGAGGGTGCGGCTTTCGTCGTCGGTACCGGCGTCGTGCAGCCGAAGGGCTTCACGCAGTACACGAACGTGGCCACCGGTGACGCCACGCGCGCCTTCGGTTCGGTCGAGTTCGTCGGTACCGGCGCGTCGGGCGCGTTCAAGACGCTTTCCGGCACCGTCAACCCGGCCGACGATCTCTTCACGGTCGTTGGCAAGCTGAAGCAGGCGTACCGCGCCGGCTCGAGCTGGGTGATGAACAAGAGCGTGCTGTTCACGGTGATGGCGTTCAAGGATTTCCAGGGCCGCTACGTGTTCAACCCCATGGCGGCGCCCGGGATGCAGGACACGATCCTCGGCTACCCGGTGGTCGAAGCCGAAGACATGACCAACCTGGCCGCGAACAGCTACTCGGTCGCGTTCGGGAACTTCAAGCTCGGCTACCTGATCGTCGACCGCGTCGGCATCCGCGTGATCCGTGACCCGTTCTCGAACAAGCCTTACGTCGGGTTTTACACTACGAAACGGCTCGGCGGCGGTCTTTTGAATTCGGAGGCAATTAAGCTCCTGAAATTCATTTGACGCTGGCACAATAACGAGGCCGGCTACCGCATCAACGGTAGCCGGCCTCTAACCAGTCAACTTGAATTGGGCAAGTCAAATGGCTGACGACTTTATATTCTCAAATCGGTGCTCGGTGAATGGGTGCGAGCGCCAACAGCGTCATTGTGGCCTCTGCGGCCCGCATTACGAACGTTGGCGTACGCATGGCGATCCGTTAGCCGGAAAGCCGAAGCGCGGATTGATCACGCACGTTCATATCGACCGCAGTTGCAGCGTCCCGGGGTGCACGAAGCCGCATGTGGCAAAAGGGATGTGCCACGCGCATTGGCAGAGACACAGAACGCACGGCGAGGTCTTCGCACAAAAGCCGGTACGGGTAGACAAGCCAGGTGAGCGCGAATATCGCGACGGCGGTGGCTACGTTGGACGCTGGGACCCAGTCAGAAAGCAAGTCGCCTGGGACCATCGGACGGTAATGGAGAGGATTCTGGGTCGAGCGCTTGGGCCAAATGAGACGGTGCATCACAAGAACGGCATTCGTGACGACAACCGGCCGGAGAACCTTGAACTATGGAGCGTGGCGCAGCCGGCTGGCCAGCGACACGCTGACAAGCTACGTTGGTGCCGTGAATTCATCATGAAACATGGGACGCTTGCCGAAAAGACGGCGACTCTCGAAGCGTGGCAGCGGCAGCTATTTATTGACCGCGGCGACATGACGGAAACGCCGCCCGCGAAGTGGTGGTCGGCGCCGCACTAAACAGCAATTACCTGTCCGCAGCACCCCTGAGCGACGCGAGTCGCTCTTTCTTTTTCAGGAGCAAGACCCATGAAAGATCTGCACACGATTTCGAACCACCAGGTCGTAGTCGCGGCTGTCGCCGTTGGCACGACCGGCACCGGCAAGACCGGCAAGGTCATTGACCGTCAGGGCTACGGCGGCATCGAGTTTCTGGTCAACTACGGCACCGTCACCGCGACCAATGCCGTGTTCACCGTGGTCGCCAAGGAAGGCGACGTCACCGGCACGCTGACGTCGATCGCCGACGCCGATCTGCTCGGGACGGAGCTGCTCGCCGGCCTCGCCGCAGCCGCAACGCGGACCTCGGGCGTCTCGAAGAACGTCGCCAAGCGCCTCGGCTACAAGGGCGACAAGCGCTACGTCAACCTGTCGATCTCGTCGACGGTGACGGCGGGCACGCCGATCGGGATCGGCGCGCTGCTGCACACGCCGGCCCTTTCACCGACGCCGAACCCGTAATGCGGGACGGCGAGCGCCAGGTCGCGCCACTCATCAAGGACATTCGGCGCGATCACGTCGCTCGATACGAATTCGCGGCGCGGGAATTGCCGAAAGGCGTCCGCGTTGTGGATCTCGCCTGCGGAGTCGGGTACGGGACGTGGATTCTCGCGTCGACCGGGCATCCGACACTGGGGCTTGATGTCGACGGCGAGGCCCTTGCCTACGCCGCGCAGCACTACCCGCACAAGCAGGCGCGCTACGGCCGCTGCGACGCGGACCACGCAGCACACTTTGAGCAACGCGACGCCGCCGTCTGCTTCGAGACGATCGAGCACGTCGCCGATCCGCGCCCTCTGTTGAAGGCGCTGCACGCCGCGGTGCCGCTGCTCTTGGCCAGCGTCCCGAACGAGGACGTGATGCCCTTCGGCGCCGGCTATGCGTTTCACCATCGCCACTACACGCAAAGCCAGTTCGCCGAGCTGCTCGACGAATGCGGCTGGCGGGTGGAAAAGTGGCACGGCCAGCTCGGACCGGAGTCGGAGGTCGGCGACGAGCTCGGGCGCACGATCATCGCGATCGCGAGGCGCAAGACCGTGCGAAAGCCATCAGGCCGCGACGCAATGTTCGCCGCGGCCGATCGACTCAAAACGGCATATGCGAACGGCGCGGAATATGTGGCGCCATTGCCGAAAATCGACATCGACGCGTTCGCGGACGAATTCATGAAGGATTGGCCAGTCGCCGGCGGCAGGCCCGCGACACCGGAGCACGTCGCGATCCTCGGTCTCGGCCCATCGCTCGACCAGTACACGAACATCACCAAACGCCTCGGCGGCCGCCGCAAGTTCTGCGACGAAACGTGGGGCATCAACGCCTTGGGCGACATCATCGCCTGCGATCGCGTCTTCCACATGGACGACGTGCGGATCCAAGAGATCCGCGCGAGGGCGGCGCCGGAATCGAACATTGCGGGGATGCTGCAGTGGATGCGAACGGCGCCGGGCCCGATCTACACCAGCCGTAAGCACGAAGGCTACCCCGGGCTGGTCGATTTCCCGCTCGAAGAGGTCATCAACTCGACGGGGTACGCCTACATGAACAACACCGCGGCCTACGCGATCGCGTTGGCCGTGCACCTGGGCGTCAAGAAGCTGTCGCTCTTCGGCGTGGACTTCACCTACCCGAACGCCCACGACGCTGAAAAAGGCCGCGCCTGCTGCGAATTCTGGCTCGGCATCGCTGCGGCGCGCGGGATCAAGCTCGCCATGCCGCGGGAATCATCGCTGATGGATGCGCTGGCGCCGTTTGCTGAGCGCTTGTACGGATACGACACGGTCAAGGTCGACCTCGTGAATCGTGCGGGCGGCGGGTTCACGGTGGAGTACACGCCGCGCGAGACGCTGCCGACGGCGGCCGAGATCGAGGCGCGCTACGACCACTCGAAACACCCATCGGCGCTGGTCGAGAACGCGCAAGCGTTCCGCGCGGCACCTGAGACCAAATGACCTCGATACAGGACAGCCATGTGGAATAGCGCCGCACTCACCCAGATCGATCGCAAGCCGGACGTAGTTACGCTGACGGTCACCTTCAGCCGCGACGACGGGCAGGATCAATACAAGCAGGTCTACGACGCCAGCTTCGCCAATCCGACGGCAGCATGGCTCGCGCGGCAGGTGGCCACCACGCTCGATCGCTTGAACGGCGTGGACACCTTTCAACGCGACCTCCAGCTTGGGCCCATCGCCATCGCCGGACCGCTGTCGCAGGCGAAAGACGTTTTCTTCATCAACTACGGCGTGCAGAAGATCCTGCAGGACCTCATCGATCGCGGCTTCGTCGATGCGGGCGCGGACGAAGTGAAGGCACTGCACGACGCGGTCACCTTGGGCTACAAGGCGAGCTACTTTCCTGTGTTGACGTAGGGTGGCTTACGCCCTCGTTGCCCACTCCACTATCGCCGGCACCAACGGCGGGACGAGCGGCGCGATAGATACGAGTGGTGCCAACCTCCTAATCTTCGGCCTTGCATATGTAAACGCCGGTTCGGTTGCCGCCTCCGACAGCAAGAGCAACACCTGGGCGGATTTGACCGACCCGGGGCCGAGTTCGCCGCAGGGCCGCATTTCATACGCGAAAAATGCCACGACTGGGGCGAGCCACACCGGCACCGGCACCGGCTCAGGCGTTTTCCTGGGTGCCTGCTTTGCGGCATTCAGCGGCGCAGACACAGCCTCGCCATTCGATCAGCAATCGACGGGGCTTGGCGCAGGGCTTACGTCGCTGCAGGCCGGCAGCATTCTCCCGGGCTCTGACAATCAACTGATTATCGCCACGCTCTCCGGATTCGGGCAGAGCAGCATCGCGATCGATTCCGGTTTCACCATCATCGACACCGTGGTGAGTTCCGGCGGCACCAACTACGGGTGCGCGACCGCCTACAAGATTCAGACCACCGCAATCGCTGTGAATCCGACCTGGAGTTGGACCGGCTCGACGGCCGCAACAGCAGAAATAGCGTCGTTCAAAGCCGGCGCGGCCGCGAGCTTCCCGCCCGAGCTTTTCTTGCGGCCGACCGACGCTCGACTCAATACCCTTCTGAGGATGTGAAATGGCCTTCGTTCCCGACCGCTACGTCATCAAGAAAGATGACGGCACGTACTTCACCGAAATGCGCTCGACCGGCTTTCACGATGTCCTGTACCGCGGCGCGGTGGTCGCACGCGTCGAGACGCTGGAACCAAAGTTCGAGGCGCCGCTGCCGCGCTTCGCCTCGCAATTCGACACAGAAGCCGACGCGTTGCTGATTTTGAATGACCCGCAGTACGGTGCCCCGGAAACATTCAAGGGCTGTTCAGTCGTTATCTCGGAGTAAATCACTATGTTCATCGGTCCCGTTTACATTCTCACCAACGGCGCGGCAGGGGTAACGATCTCGACCGCCATCACAGCGCTGCAACTCAAACCAGGCACCAACGGCCCCGTCGAAATCCTACGCTGCTCGATGTCGCAGTCAGGCTCGACGACCTCTTCGCAGATCGCTGCGGGGCTCATTCGCAAGTCGGCGGCGGCAACGGTGACCATCGCGGTGGCCGCCGTCAACGTGCTGAAGGGCAATCCGATTGCGCCGACGGCGGACGCTTCGCTTGGCACTTCGGCAACGGGTTTCACGGCTTCGGCTGAAGGCACGCCAACGGAAACGACAATCAAGCGCGGCTTCAACGTGCTGAACGGCATGGAATGGCTGCCGACTCCCGAGGAGCGCGTCCTGGTGCCGCAGTCGGGCTTCATCGGCCTGACCTTCGTCACCGCGCCCCCGTCGACGGTCTGGTACGCCGAAATGGCCTTCCGCGAGCTCCGCGGCGGCTGATCCGCATGTTGCGCAATCACCATGTGTCCGAGATCTACAAGCGGACGCAGCTCGCCGCCGATGTCCCTCGCAAGGGGGACATCGCAGCCATCTTTCGCGATCACCATCGCAACGAGACCGGCCTCGAGGTGAAGGTCGTCAACGACCCGCACCT